CGTTGATCCAGAAGAACCTGATGATGCAGAAGAGGTAGATTTGAATCAGTGAAGATTCGAATTTGTATAAATATAATTACAGAAGATTTAAAATCGGAGAATAAATTATTATGAGTGAACATATTAGAGGATTGATTGACGCCTTAGCTGACAAGGATTACACTACAGCTAAATCTGCATTCGACTCTGCACTAGCAGATAAAATGACAGATGCATTAGATACTCGCAGAATTGATATTGCGTCAAGTATCTATGACAACGGGTCTGCCGAAGAAGAATCTATTGATAGTGAAGAACTATCATCCGAAGAAGAATAATTTTTAAGGGTTACATACATGAAACTCATTACAGAACATCTTGACTCTAGCATTCAGGTATTAACTGAAGCTAAGAAAGATGGAACTAAGGGATACGCCATTGAAGGTGTGTTCATGCAAGCGGAAAAAGCGAACCGCAATGGTAGGATCTATGAAAAGAAAATCATGGAGTCTGCTGTAAATAAGTATGTAACCGAACAAGTTAAGACAGGACGTGCAGTAGGTGAGTTGAATCACCCAGATGGTCCTACAATTAACTTAGATAAAGTTTCACATCGCATCACCGATCTTCACTTTGAAGGAAATGATGTGATTGGAAAGGCGTCCATTTTAAATACTCCTATGGGTAAGATCGTACAAGGTCTTCTTGAAGGTGGTGTTCAATTGGGTGTCTCTAGTCGTGGTATGGGTAGTCTTGAGAAAGGCAGCGATGGCGTTATGCGAGTCGGTAACGACTTTATGCTATCAACCGTAGATATTGTACAAGATCCTTCTGCACATGATGCTTTCGTTAATGGAATCATGGAAGGTGTCGAATGGATATGGGACAACGGGTTGCTAAAAGCTCAGCAAATTGAGAATTATGAGACAGAAATTAAAAAGGCAAAAAGTAGCGGGCTTTCCGAAGCGAAACTACGTGTCTTCCAAGATTTCCTCTCAAAACTTTAACCTTATAGGAGTATGCTAATGTCAGAGAAAACACAGGATCAAGAACTTGATCTAGTCGCTGAAGACATTACTGTGGAAGAACTCCAGGATGAGCAAGTGAGTGAGAACGTTGAAGTTTCTGATGAGGAAACTAATGACGTTGTCGCTGAAGATGCTGATTCTGTAGAAGAAGCTACAGATGCTGAAAAAGAAGTTAATGGTGATAAAGCAGCCGCCGAAGTTGCAGATACTGTAAAGAAATCTGCACCAAAGAAAGCTGAAGCACCTAAGACCAAGTCTGGTCTGATTAACGCTTCTTATAAAGCAATGTCACAGATGACAAAAGAAGAACTATCTTCTCTCTATGACACAATGATGAATGTCCAAGAGGACGCAGAAGAAGCAACTGAAGAAGTTGCCGCAGACGATGCAGTCGTTGCAGAAGAAAAACAAGTAGAAATTAAAGTCGACTTCCAAGAAGACTTGAATGCACTTGTTTCTGAAGACGAAACATTGTCAGAAGAGTTTAAAGATAAAGCAGCAGTCATTTTTGAAACTGCTATTAAGTCTAAACTATCTGCAGAAATCGACCGTTTGGAAGAGCAGTACACAACTGAACTTTCCGAAGAAGTAGAGCAAGTCAAAACTGACTTGGTTGAAAAGGTTGACGGATACCTATCATATGTTGTAGAAAACTGGATGGAAGAGAATAAAGTTGCAGTTGAAAGCGGACTACGTGCCGAGATCGCTGAATCTTTCATTACAGGTTTGAAGGGTCTCTTCGAACAACATTATGTTGAAGTTCCAGATACTAAGTATGACTTAGTTGACGATTTGGCAAGTAAAGTTGCTGAACTCGAGGAATCACTCAACAAATCTACTGAAGACAATATCAAACTAAGCGAACAAGTTTCAAACCTTCGCCGTGATCAAATCATCGCAGAAGCTACTTCTGGTATGGTTGAGACCGACGCTGCGAAACTTATGTCACTAGTTGAAGATGTTGATTTTGAATCGGCAGCAACTTTCTCTAAGAAAGTATCTATCGTTAAGGAATCATACTTCAAAACTGCTAAGTCAGTTATGATTGATGAGTCAACAGATATCGCTACAGACGAAAAGGGTGTTATTGTGGAGTCTTCTCCAGTAATGTCACGCTACGTTTCAGCGCTTTCAAAAACTACCAAATAATCACATAGGAGAACAATAAATGTTCAATTCAGAATCTCTACAGGAAAAGTGGGCTCCAGTTATCGAGCACGCAGAACTTCCACAAATTAAAGACGGCTACCGTAAAGCCGTTACCGCTTTGGTTCTTGAGAACCAAGAAAAGGCTATGGCCGAAGAGCGTTCACAACAGTCTTTCCAATTGCACGAAGCTGCTCCAGCTAACGCAACTGGTGGTGCTGTCGGCAACTGGGATCCAATCTTGATCTCTTTGGTTCGTCGTGCAATGCCTAACCTAATGGCATATGACATCGCTGGTGTTCAACCAATGTCAGGTCCTACAGGTTTGATCTTCGCAATGAAGTCACGCTATGCAGACAATGCAAACCGCCTATTGGCTACTGAAGCATTGTTCAATGAAGCAAATTCTTCATACTCAGGTGCTGCTGGTCACGCCAGCGACTCATCATCATTGATTGGTGATGGTACTGATACAGATACAGTCGGCGATCCATTCGGAGTTGGTGCTGGTATGGCTACTGGTGCTGGTGAAGCATTGGGTACAGGCGGCGCCTCTGGTGATTTCGCTCAGATGGCATTCTCAATCGAGAAGGCTACCGTTAGTGCAAAGACACGTGCGTTGAAGGCCGAGTACACCATGGAACTCGCACAGGACTTGAAAGCAGTTCATGGTCTTGACGCTGAAAGCGAATTGGCAAACATCTTGTCTGCTGAAATCCTCGCTGAAATTAACCGTGAAGTTATTCGTACAATCAACGTTAAAGCTACGTTGGGTGCGCAAACTGCTAACGTTACGACTGCTGGTATCTTTGACTTGACTACCGATGCTGATGGTCGTTGGTCTGCTGAGAAATTCAAGGGTATGTTGATGCAAATCGAACGTGAAGCAAATGCTATTGCAAAAGCTACACGTCGTGGTAAAGGTAACTTTATCGTTTGTTCTTCAGACGTCGCTTCTGCTCTTGCAGCTGCTGGTGTTTTGGATTACACTCCTGCTTTGGCAACTAACTTGAATGTTGACGATACAGGTAACACATTCGCTGGTGTTTTGAATGGTCGCACAAAGGTCTATATCGACCCATATGCAACTGCTGACTACATCAACGTCGGTTATCGTGGCGCTTCTGCATACGACGCTGGTTTGTTCTACTGCCCATACGTTCCATTGACGATGGTTCGTGCTGTTGGTGAGAACTCATTCCAACCAAAAATTGGTTTCAAGACCCGCTACGGCATGGTCGCAAACCCATTTGCTGGTCCAGCTTCTGCAAGTGATACAGGTGATAACCGCACCAACACTTACTATCGCATCTTCCGTGTTGACGGTTTGATGGATCAGGCTGCCTAATCAGTAGTCTTACCTAGTAAGAAATAAAAAGGGGACTTCGGTCCCCTTTTTTTATTGGATATAAATAAAGATATAGAATAATATGCAAGAGGATATCTTATGGCATTAGACGCAAACATTAACCTATTAAGTCCTACTGGATTTAAGATGGTATTCACCAAACCTGAGTTGAAGGGCTTGGAATTTTATCTACAGTCTGTGGACTTACCCACTGTATCAGTTGGTGAGGCGAATCTACCCACTCCTAAACTGAACGTCATGCTCGGTGGTGACAAGTTGATGTACGATCCATTCACCGCTAGTGTTCTATGTGACGAGAAGATGGACAACTTCGCAGCTATCTACAAGTGGTTGAACGATACAGTAAACACAGATAGTCCATACGATTTGGTGTGCGACGTATCACTGATCATTCTCAACAGTTCGAATAATGCAAGTAGAACTATTAATTTTAAAAACTGTTATCCAAACAGTATGTCGGGCATCGCATTTGACGTTGGTCAGACAGAGGTTCAATACGCATCGTTTACAGTGACCTTCCGTTACGACTACTATGAAGTGTCTCCGGAGTTTGATACTACTAAGTTCCAAGTGATACCCGTAAGTTTACCTATTGTATAACTCCACTATATACTGTATAATATGATTATTTGACTTGGAGTTTTGTGATGATTAACCTTGAAGAAATTCTTGAGATGTGGAAAAAAGACTCGGTGCTCGATCCGTTTGATTTGGGTGAAGGTTCTATTGCCACAGCACGTATACACGCAAAGTATCTTGAACTACTGTCAGTTACTAAACTACAGATGAAACGTAAAGAGATGCAACAGAAGGTTCTGCTTAAAGATAAGTGGTTGTACTTTACTGGCGTAATGACAAAGGATGAGATGGATGAACGTGGTTGGGATTACGATCCGTTCAAAGGCGGTAGGAAACCGCTAAAAAGTGATTTGGGATACTTCTATGAAGCAGAC